GAGCAGTACGCTAAAAAGGGCTTCCATAAGGCGTTCCGCGATGAAGAAAAGCAGAGCGATGTCTATTGGTTAGCATGGGAAGTAACACGCAGGTCAGGTGAAACTGTTAAGCCTTTCGGCATGGATTTCATTGAGACACTTAAAAGTGTCGAGGTGCTTGATTCAGACCCTTTAGCTTAAAGCGAGATCTCCCGTTCACCTACTTAATCGCTCGCTTGAGCATTAGGTTAGGGATCTCGCCACAGCAGTTATTAGATCTAGATAAAAATATGCTCGATGCATTATTGCAGGGGCTCAAGGATGAAGCGAAAGAGGTGAGCGATGCCAGCAAGCGTAAAGGGCGCGGTCGCTCTTAGAAAGTCTCTACGCGCTTTCAGTCCTGATCTTGCTAAAGCTTTGCCTAAAGAGGTTGCAGCAGCTCTCAAGCCAATCACAAAGGCTGCTAAAGGTTATCTTCCAGATGATGGTCAAGTACTTAGCGGATGGTTAGCTCTTGAGGGTTCAGATGCTCGCTTCCCTAGTTACAATGCTCGCATCGTAAAGCAAGGCATTGGCTATAAGACAACACCATCAAAGCCTAACCGCAGAGGGTTTAGATCACTTGCTCGCGTATTCAATAAGAGTGCAGCTGGAGCGATCTATGAAACTATGGGGCGTAAGACTCCAAGCAGTCGCTTTGTCCAGAATCAGAGTAGCAAGTACGGCTCATCCATGAAGGGTGATGGCAAGATGGAAGGTCGAGCCTTATTCCGTGCCTATGAAGAAAACAATGGCAAGGCAAGAGATGCAGTCCTAAACGCTATCAAATCGGCAGCAGACAAACTCAATGCAAGAGCGAAGGTGTAACTCATGTCTAACATAGTCATTGATATTGCAGCGGAGTTCACAGGCAATAAATCATTCAAGCAAGCAGAATCAGCAACCGACAAACTTGGTAAGAATGTCAAGAAACTTGCAGGTGCTTTAGGTCTGGCTTTTGGTGGTCAGCAGATTCTTGCTTATGGCAAGGCTGCGGTTAAGGCAGCAGCAGCTGACGAGAAAGCACAGAAGCAACTTGCATTGGCTCTGAAGAATGTTGGACTTGGGCGAGATGCCGCATCTTCTGAGGAATACATCCAGAGACTACAAAGCGAGTTCGGTATTCTTGATGACAAACTGCGCCCTGCTTATCAGACCTTGGCGGTCGCGGTACAGGATTCTGATAAGGCTCAAAGACTTCTAAATCTTTCATTAGATATTAGTGCCTCAACTGGCAAAGATTTAGGTTCAGTTACAGCAGCATTGAGTCGTGCATATTTAGGCAATAACACTGCACTATCTAAACTTGGTGTAGGTATCTCTAAAGCAGATCTTAAAGCTGGCAAGTTTGAGGACATTATCGCTAATCTTGAGACTACATTTGCAGGCGCTGCAACTCAGTCCGCTAACACCTTTCAGGGATCAATCGATAAGTTAGGTGTCGCTGCTGCTAATGCATCAGAGATTATTGGTACAGGTTTAATCGATGCACTCAAAGGATTAGGCGATCAAGATTCTGTAGATAATCTAGCCAAGTCAATGCAAGATGCTGCTACATACACAGCAGATGTAATTCGTGGCATTGGTGTACTCATTGAGAAACTTAAAGGACTTCCGGGGATTGGTGCTTTAGATATTGGAATGATTCCGATTCTTGGTACTTATCTTGAAATGCTAAACGCAGCAGGCAAAGCTTCTAAGAGTGGTAATGGAATCAGTGCTCAAGGCTTGGCTCACCTTGCAGAATTACAGGCAAAATATACAACTGCCATACTTGCTGCTAAAAGAAAACTGACAGCAGAAGAACTAAAAGCACTCAAAGCAGCTAAATTAAAACTTGCTTTAGATAAGGCTAACCTTGCCCTTCTTAAGGGTGAAGAAGTCTTTGACATGGATAAGATCCAGATCGCAGCAGCTCTTACTTCTCAAGCAGAAGCACTAGGCAAAGCAACTAACGCATCACAGGCTTTACAGATTGCTAACGATACTGCTCGCCTTAATGTAAAGCGTTCAATCCTTGCATTAGAAGATGCCATTGCTTCCAAGGATGAAGCATCTATCACTGCTGCGACTAACAAACTTAATGCAGATCTTAAGGTGCTTGGTGCTTTAACTGGTCAAAGCATTAAACTCTCAGATATTAAGTCAATCCTCGAAAGCCTCAAGCCAGCAGACCTAATCAATCTGGCTAATCTAGATGCTGCGATTGCCAAGATGATGGAATTGATAAGACTGCAAGGCACTAAGCCATCTATTAGCGGTGGAGCAGTAGGCGGAAGTGGTGGCGGTGGTGGTGCTGCTGTAACTCAGCCTCGAAGCATTGCAGAAGTAAATGCAGCAGTTGCAGAGCTTGGGCTTAACACTCAGATCCAGCCTAACCTTAGAGAGTACACACCTAATCAAGGAATGATCTCAGGCATTAGTCCTAATGGTCGTGAGTTCAATTTCAGCGTTACTGTGAACACTGGTATCGGTGACCCTAACGCTATTGCAGAAGCCGTCACTCAGGTAGTTCAGGATGCTGTAGATCGTGGCACTTTACGAGGTGGCGCAACGCTATGACATGGCTCCCAGAATGGCGAGTGACAGTAGGTGATGATGTTTATACGACTGTTACTTCTGTTTCCTATGCTTCTGGTCGCTTGGACATAGATCGCCAAGCCACAGCAGGTTACTGCCAAGTAACTATAGTCAATACAGACAATTCACCTTTCACCATCAATGTTACAGAGCCAATTCTTTTAGAACTTAAAAACTCATCTGGCACTTATATCACTGTATTCGGTGGAGAAGTATCAGACTTCAACATCGGTGTGAGAAGCCCAGAGGAAACTGGCTTTATTACGACTGGCACTATTCTAGGCATTGGTTCATTGGCTAAACTGACTAAGGCTGTCTATAACACAGCTCTTGCAGAAGGCTTAGATGGCGCACAGATCGCAGCCATTCTAGGATCAGCCCTCAACCTTACATGGGCAGAAGTAACTCCCACTGTTACATGGGCGACCTACCCAGCCACAGTTACATGGGCAGAGGCAGAATCATCCATTGGCACTATTGACTCAGGCTTTTACACAATGATTGCTTTAGCAGCTAGTGCTTCTGCTAAGTCTCAGACTCTTGCAGATCAGATTGCTACGAGTGCACTCGGTCAGCTCTACGAGGAGAAGGATGGGGATGTCTCATATGATGATGCCGATCACAGATCTAACTATCTCGCAGCAAACGGCTTTACTAACCTCGATGGCTCATATGCAACACCAAGCTCTATCACCTCAACAACTCAGATTGCTCGCATCCGTAACAGCCTTATCTATCGCTACGCCACAGGATACGGAAGCACCTACAGTACCTCTGACACAGACTCCATAGCCTCTTACGGGCTTTTTGAGCGTTCGGTGGACTCTAACATCAAGAACCTTGCAGACATCACTGATATCGCTTCCAGAGAGCTTAAACTACGAGCAACTCCACGCGCATCATTAGGAGCGATTAGATTCCGTTTAGATAATCCCGACATGCCGAGTGCAATGCTTGACAGTCTTATCGGGGTCTTTTTTGGTCAGCCCGTACTTATCAACAATCTACCTAGCAACTTGCTCGGTGGCATATTTGATGGCTTTGTGGAGAATGTTGCACTTAACGCCACCCCTACTTATGTGGACATAACTCTTTACATCTCAGCAACAGACTTCTCACTTAGCACGACTCAATGGGAAACAGTATTGCCTGCCTCATTAATTTGGACAGGCGTAAATGGTACACTTACTTGGACTAACGCGACTGGAGCACTAACCTAATGGCAACTACTACACCCAATTTCGGCTGGAGCGTTCCAACATCCAGCGACTTAGTAAAGAATGGCGCAACAGCCATTGAGACACTAGGCGACTCTATCGATGCTTCACTGGTCGATCTTAAAGGTGGCACTACAGGTCAGGTGTTATCTAAAGCATCTGGCACAGACATGGACTTTACATGGGCAACAGCAGGTGGTGGCGGAGCTGTAGTACAGGTTAAATCTGCTACATACGCAACTGCGACATCAACGACATCAACTTCTTATGTATCTTCTGGTCTTTCTCTTTCTATTACACCAACAAGTGCCAGCAATAAGATTCTTTGCATTGTAAACATGTCAGGTATTACTGCACGCAGCGGGGCTGATACTGGATTTTTTAGCCGTTTACGCAGAGCATCAACCGCTATTTTGGATGATAATGCTTATGTCACTTACATTTTAGCGACTGGAGCAACTGCAACGCAATTAGGTCAGCCAGTAACTCGCGTCTTTCTAGATTCTCCAGCAACAACATCTGCGACTACATACGATGTTCAGATTAAGTCAGATGGTGGCGGTGCTGCAACTGTTACTGCTCAATGGAACAGCAACACATCAACAATTACTCTAATGGAAGTGACACCATAATGCATAACGACATAATTGAAGCTCTCAACAGCCTTCGTCCAACTTCAGAGTGGACTTTAGTCGGAGATAATTATTCTGATTTAATTTGGTTATCAGATGACAAAGCACCTACTCCTGCAGAAATTGAAGCAGAAATTGCTGCATTGCCAATTAAAAAGCAACAGGCTATCGAAGCAGAGCAAGCAGCTAGAACTGCTGCTGAGGCTAAACTCGCAGTGCTTGGTCTAACTGCTGATGATCTAAAGGCACTCGGATTATAAGTGAAGGCAACACTTTCTAAAGCTGCTGTTCAGTTAAGAGAGCAGTTTGATGATTCGTTCCCAGATCGTGACCGCACATCGGATGGCTGGATCGGTGATACCAGACACGCTGCTCGCAAGTCTGATCATAATCCAGATGAGCAGGGTTGGGTACGCGCCATTGATGTGGACAAAGATTTATTCAAGGGTGGGAAGCCCGACATCATGGGAGATCTTGTCGATCAGCTTCGTCTCTTATCCAAGTCAAAAGCAGACAAGCGTATTAGTTACATCATTTACGATGGACGAATCTGCTCCAGCATCCTTAACTGGAAGTGGCGCAAGTACACAGGGGCTAACAAACACTCTAAGCACTGCCATGTTAGCTTTAAGAAAGAAGCTGACAATGATGGTGCTTTTTTTCAAGTATCTATGTTAGGTGGAGAATAATGAATGAACTAAAGACAGCAGCAGGCTCATGGGCTAGAGCGTTCCTAGTAGCAGCAATTTCAATGTATGCAGCAGGCGTTACAGATCCTCATGCACTCATAGCTGCCGGTATTGCTTCAATCCTTCCACCTGTACTGCGTTACCTTTCACCTAATGATCCTTCTATGGGCATTAAAAAGTGACACAGTCAGACTTTTTTACCCTTTACCTTGCCACCATTGCCGCACTTGGTGGCTTGTCTGGCTATGTAATTACACACCTCCTGTCTGAGATCAAAAGACTCAACACGCGAGTCGATGAGATCTATAACATCTTGCTTGACAGGTAAACTTTTGCTATGGCAAGAAAAGCAACTAAGGCATTAGAGGAGCAAGGTTACTCAAAGCTTGATGCTTATTGCATTGGGCTTTATGAGTATTTCTGTTCATTAAAGCGAGCAGGCTTTGCAGAAGATATTGCTATGTTCATGATCACAGAGCCACAGGCTTACCCTCATTGGATTCTTCCAGACCAAGTAGAGCCTGATAAGTATGGCAACTATGAAGATGAGGATGACGATTAAGCGAATAGTCGTACTCTCGGATCTTCAGGTTCCGTACCATGACAGGGTTGCTACTCGTAACCTTGCTAATTTCATCTCTAAGTTTAAGCCAGATCAAGTAGTTACCATCGGTGATGAGATCGACCTTCCACAGATAAGCAAGTGGGAAGAGGGGCGCATGGGCAGTTATGCACAAACCCTAGATGATGATCGCAATGAGGCTGTGCAACTTCTCTGGGAGTTAGGCGTTACAGATTGCATCCGTAGCAATCACACAGACCGCCTGTATAACATCATCATGGCTAAAGTACCTGCATTCGGTGCATTGCCAGAGCTGCGCTTCGAGAAGTTCATGAAGTTTGATGAGCTAGGTATTACCTTTCATAAGAACCCAATGCCTATTGCACCTAACTGGATCGCAGTACATGGAGATCACACACCTATTAAGCCACAGGGAGGGCTCTCAGCCCTTGAAGCAGCCCGTAGGCATGGCAAGAATGTCATCTCAGGACATACTCACAGAGCAGGGCGTTCAGCCTTCTCAGAGGCTTCTGGAGGGCGTATAGGGCGTGTCTTGCATGGTGTCGAAGTAGGCAATCTCATGGACTTTAAGCAAGCTGCTTACACTAAAGGCGTTGCTAACTGGCAACAGGCTTTCGCTATCATCTATGTTAATAAATCTAAGGTTCAGGTGGATCTTATCCACATCGAGAAGGACGGCACATTTATTGTGGCTGGAAAGTCCTACGGCAGAGCTAGATAATCGTTATCATTTCGTTATCAGAATGTGCTTGATTAGTCGGTCACTTCTGTCACACTAATTCTGTAAGCCAGACGAGGGCGCTGGATACAGATAGGAAATACAATGAGCTTTGAGATGCCAATGATAGTGCTGCTTCTAGCAGCTAATGCTTTATGGTATTTAGTAGGTTGGGCTAAGGGCTTTAATGAAGGCAAGCGCGAGGGGCTAATCGTGGCTAAGTCATTTCAGCGAGTGACAACAGATGCGCGCTAATGAAATCCTACTCACAGCCACAGATACAATCCGCGATCGTGGGCTATCGTATGGTCACCCTGCGGATAACCTGCAACACACCGCGATGCTCCTCAGTGCATACCTACAGACACCGATCCACGATTATCAAGTCGCAGGGATCATGGTGCTTGTTAAACTTGCAAGGACTAATCAATCAGCCCAGCACATCGACAACTGGGTCGATCTATGCAGCTATGGCGCACTCGCAGGACAACTAGCAACCGAGGAGAATGATCTCTATGTTTAATTTAGCCGATTACGAACCAGTCGAGGTGAGACTTGAAAAGTTTATTAAGGATTATCCATCATTCCGCATTGCAACAGAGCTTGAAGTGGTCGAGGCATCTCGATACATTGTTAAGGCGTATCTATTTAAGGATGCTAGCGATGGCGTTGCGTGGGCAACGGGATACGCTGAGGAGACAGTTTCTAGTCGCGGTGTTAATCAGACTTCAGCACTGGAGAATTGCGAGACTTCGGCAATCGGCAGAGCACTTGCAAATGCAGGTTATGCGCCTAAAGGAAAGAGACCAAGCAGAGAAGAAATGACCAAGGTCGTTGCTACAAAAGTAGTAAAGCCAGCAGTCCAAGATGTCAAGCCAGATAATCAGGACTATTGGACTACACCTGTTAATGAGTACAGAGGCGTAGTCGATGCACCTGTAACACTTGAGAAGGCTATGGAGAATGTAGCTGCAATTATGGGAACAGGTGAAGCAGTAGAAGTACCATCGTGCGAGCATGGCAGTCGCATCTGGCGAGAAGGTGAAAAGAATGGCAAGGCATGGGGCGGTTACTTCTGCTCTGTAGTTAATAACCAAGGTGGTTCGCCTAAGTGTGGCACAGTTTGGTACACACTAAGTAGTGAGGGCAAGTTTGTCCCTCAGAAAGCATGGGCATGATGGGAAACATAGGAATCAAGATAAATGGTGAATGGGTTGATCTAATGTCAGCCTTTGTGCCATGTCAGTTATGTAATGAGCCAGTTCAGATTAAGAATCTGGTGGATTTATCGCAAGATGCAGTCAATGGCACAGTGTCATGGCAATGCTTGAAATGCAGCACAGTCAATGGCTGAGTTCGAAGTTGATTATCGCTCACCTGTAGATCGCCATCTCTACAGCTTTAGCGGTTATGGTGGAGTAATGAACTGCTCAGATTGTGATGCTTTTGCACAGGTCAATGAGTATGATCGCATCGATGATGGCTTGGTCGTATGGTTCTGCCAGAGATGTGAGAATAAGCATCACCTATGACCCAACATAGGAAGCACAGAGGTTTCCGTACAGAGCGCGTAGTAGCTGAGTACCTATCGACTTGGTGGCAGGGCGCATGTGTGGGAAGGGGTAGCGGTAAGGATATTGTGAATGTTCCGTTCGATGTTGAAGTCAAAGCCCGTGCTGGGTTTCAACCTCTTGCATACATAAAGCAATTGAAAGCTCGAACAGCCATTTCGGGGGAATTAGGCTTTGGAGTGATTAGACTCAACGGACAGGGTGAGGATGCGCGTGAGTATGCCGCGATAATCCGACTTGAGGATCTCTTACCGCTACTCATATTAAGATATGGTCACCTAGACAAAGAACCTACTGAGGCAGACATAGACCGATGCTCTGGATGTGGGTCATACATGATAAGGAAGTGCTTAAC